GGACATATTATTATACTCCCTGTCTATGTATATTAAACAAAGAGTAAAGCGCCTAGGTCGTGTTGAAGTAATAACACGATCCAATGAAGGGCACGGGGTTCATCGGAATACCGGGTGGTTCTACACTGCCAAGGGCAGTGGGGTGGAAGATGCTCCTTCTACTGGTAGAAGCCGGTACTGTACCAGTATAGGTAGGGATTGTTTTGGCGGGACAATAAACCTGGAAGCCCATTCTAGCTTCGTCGTTTAAGCCGATAAAGGGTATGATGGTTACGGGAGCATAATTCGTACCGTCGTAACTAGCTTCAAAGCAAACATAAACAACACCCATATCGTTTTCTGGGTCCGCGGGAGTTCCTGAGACGGAAAACCATTTATTGGCATTGAAGGCGTAGTTAAAGGGGTTCATGTTAGGGATAGCCATTTCCAGTACGAATGTGTTACCAGGTCTGGCATTCAGATATCCCATTGTTGCATTATATGGCCTAGTATAGTCTTGCATCTCTATTTGAGGGGAGGTGAAACTTTTATTGGAAGCTACATAGCCTGATTGGGATATGAAGTCTGCTAAAGAAGCCGGATCAGTCGGCACTTTATTGGACATAGGGTAAAGTTGAGGGTAGTCGCCGTTTATCACGTACGTACCTGGGGGTGCGTACATAGCTGAAGCAACGGAAGCACCGGAGATCTTAAACTTTAATTTAACTCCGCCTGATTGCCCTAAGTAGAGCGAGTGGAGCGCATGGAAGCCATCTACGCCTGCATTTATCATGCTATTCAGATCAAAGGCATATACATTTTGAATGGAAGTTGGGGTTATCGATATCGTCTGTTGGGGATACATAAATCTCATATAATCTCGGATGGAGGTGTTGGGTCTGAAGGACATTTTGATGTTCTCATCTCCCTCCTCCTCATGGTTCAGGAGGGGGTCTTGCGTATTGGGGGAAACTAGGGCGTTATTTCCCTCTGGCTCATCCTTACCCTCTGCCACAAACGTTAGGGCGGTGCTCACTTCTGCTTGCTCAGGTCTCCTCATATATTTTAACTTTTCCCCCTTCATGAGCAATGGCCCCTTGGTCATACTGTACAACTTGCTTTTTGCATTGTGAGTAGCAGCATTAAGATCTCTTATCGTCTCTAGAGAGGTACTCGTAATAAAAGCAATATCGTTCCAGTCATCCCCTTCTTGAACGACATATTCCTCAGGTTTATCAGATTTAAACTGGGTTTTTCTCTTCTCCAGCTTAGCTTTGCGAACTTGATCACTATCCAAGATCCTCCCAGTATGTGTCTTATCAACTATTTCATAAGTACCTGAGCCATCCTGGAAGAATGATGGGACCCCTGGGTAAGTGGGTGCAGTTCCGTTACTTACGGAAATGGGATCCGTGGCATAACCACTAAATTCCAAGTCATCACCGCCTGAAATATAAACATTAAAAGTAATGGAAGTAGGCACGTTGGAATTGTAGGTTAGGGGTTGTACGAGATAACCATAGGCCATGCCATGTGAAATAGCGTTATACTTATAATCCTTGGTACATTCAAGTTGACGCAAGTTACTGCAATATGGCAGGTCTATAGTTTGAATTTGGCCGCCAGCCGAAAACTCCATAGTATCAGTATTTATGTTGTGGATATTATTATATTGCGGTACTTGCGTCGCGCTAGTGCTCTGTGTGCCGTCTGTCATGGCGTAATTTTTCAACACGATGATTTTCGCAAAGTGAAAATTGGTACACACAGCCTGAATGTGCAGTTTCAAACCTCCCCGCCAGTAGCGGGAGCACTCGTAAATAGTACGCAGTGGCGAATAATAAGTTCCTGAGGCGGTGCTAGATGAGACTGAGTTCTCGACCATTGGTGTCATGGGGTAGGCAAACAGATTCTTTCCAGCAACATCGGAAGATAATATACTAAATTTACCCACATATACGGGTTTCGACGTAAGAAACTTTAAATCCATTTCGTCCTGTGAGGTTCGGAAATAGTAGTCATCATAGATTCTACTAAAAAGAGCATGATTATCCAGCACCTCAAGATGGATTGGTTGGTCGACATTGTTCTGAAAATTTCGAAAGGTGGTCATGACGCGTGTATCTATACTGGGTAGGTTAGGATTGTGAAAACCGGTTAGTGTCTTGACTACTGACCTACCGTAGTCTATTAAGTCTCCCGCTACCATTTTCAAACCACTGGCTACTCCATCCAATATGCGAGTTGGCATACGCCATAGAGTATCTACAAACCCCTCAGACTGCACTTCAATAGGATCTCCACAAACGCAATCAGTCTTAACAGTAGCGCTCGTCTTAGCTTTAAAGCAGGAAGGCGCGCCGCATTGTGCTTGCCATGATAATTGACCTACTTTAGGTACATAAAAATCGGCGGTTTTGAATATATTATGAACTGAAATAGAAATGGAAGTTGATGCACCAGTCGCTACAGTTAGGGCATCCATTATCAGAAAAACTAAATCAAAAACATCTGTTCCTAAACTACTCGAACTCATGTTTAAATTATTTACCGCAGAAGATGGATCCAGGGTACGGTACAGAGTACTGGGAGTATACATTGGACACTCTAAGCAAACTGAGGTCGACTCAGTAGCGTTGAGGAAGACGTGGGGGGCACTGAGAATCTGGTTGGGGTTAGTAATGGCAGGAGTGCCATGCGGAACAGCGGCTACTAACAAGAGTCCCTGGTGCATTGGTGTTCCCGAAACCTGCAGCATACAGCACATTTGCGCTTGATAGAACGTAGCTGAATTAAAAGGAACTTTCGCTAATGGATTCGACATAATGGCTGAGGGAAAAGGAAGACGCCATAGTTCAGTAAAATTAGCACCAGATGTTGACCAATTAATAGTGGTGACCAGGAAGGGTTTATCTAAAATCTGGTCAAAGTTCATTTTGTAAGTTGGAGGAACATGGGTTACCTTCGGTTTTTTATTATAAATGGAGGGAATATCAATAACCTCCTTCGTCCTTAAGGACGTTTTGTATTTATCATATACTGGTTCAATTGTAGTAAAGTTATTAGTTTTCACTCGAAGTGTGGAGGATATTACTGTACTTCCCAAATAGAGCTGCTCGAGAGCTTCTGCGACACAATTCCCCGCGTTTGAGCAACGCGTTATAAGGTTACATGACGTGGAAGGTTGCTTTTTATCCTCAGCAATGAGGTGTGGTGATAACAACCCGTAAGCTGAAGCGTACTGGTCATCAAAACCGCCCGAGTGGTACAGGCTTATCAGGTATTTTTCGGACAGCCTAGAAAAAGAAATATTGCTCCTGATGCAATATTTTTCTAGCTTGAAAATATGTGAATCCCACAAATCATAGTGCAGGAAAATCTCGCGCTGGAAGGCGTTTATTTTATCCTGTAGCACGAGATCTAAGTTTTCCTTGGAGCTGTCAATCCAGGAAAGTGTGCTGTACACTGTTCTCAAATCCAGAGGACACGTTATTTGACCCAAAAGTGGGTGATATCTAAAATAGCGCTTCAAAAATGTTATGTCTTCTATAGGTTGGAAGGGCGCTACTATGGTTTTTTTGAGGGAATCTGTCATCGTCATTCCCAGAGAATTGAAGAAGCGCTCCATAGTAATCGCATTTAAGTAGGGTTCGTGCTTAGGGTTTTTGCAGGTATTACCCCGGTCATCACCATAAACCGGATCGGCAATATCTCTGTGGAAGTCGTGCGGTCGAGGATTAAACCCATTCGATTTCATCTCAGTATAGTACCACATAGCCGTATAAACTCTGTTGACCAAGCTGTTAAAAATGGCAGTCAACCAGCAGCCTGAAGGTAGAGAATGTGTCAGTATCCACGTGTCATCATTTACCACCACTACACTGTAAGCTATGTTCGTTAGAATGTTATGAGCCTCAGTCTGATGAGCTCCCTTATAAAAACTCAAGATGACACGAGCTACCATTATTTGTACCTGGACTCTCATGTTTTTATCATATTTGCCGATATCTCCGGCCCACGCTTTACCAGTGCTGAGTACATTGTAAAGACGAGGCCATTCAGTAAAGGGGTTTATACCAATCATGATTTCGTTGCTCCACCTATCGCTGACTATTTTCTTAACCATATTACCAAAGCATTTTTTGGTTAAGACTTGCATAGTAACCGGGCATATACGAAAACTACGCGGAACTAACTTCTCGTCATTCCTCAATTCATCCTTAAGGGTCTCTGACCAGGCTATGTCGGACACATTAACATCGCCAGTCCTCATTCGCTCTTCGAAGTCGTCGTACAATTTACGAAAGGAGGGGGTAAACTCTCCTTTAACAAAATCGAAGCAGTCCTCCTTCATCTTAATTTCGAAGATACCATTGGAGGATTTCTTATTGATACCCGCCAAAAGTTCGTCGCCTTTCACTATCTGCAGCTCAGTAAGATCATCAAAGTTATCGAAATAAAGTTCCAAGAGTGAGGCTGCAAAGGCAAGGGCTTCATTATCAACTGGGCCTATGGGAGATCTACTAACTTTAGCAATGTCTTTAACAGTGTGTGCTCCATAGATACTGAGGTTAGCGGGGGATCTCGTTGTTTCAAAAAGATTGTAAAGGGGTGACTTTATAAAATTACTATTTTTCGGAACATACACACTAAGATTGGTTTGTATTTTAATACCACTGCTCTCCGGGTAAACCTTATTGCTCAACCCGACGTTTATCTTAAGGCCCATGTCGGGCATATTAAAAATATTTGCCAACTTATCTCGGCAGCTACTGGACCATTGTAGCGCAACACCGCAATTATTATCACCACTACCAGCGACATGCATACCAATTATGCTGCCTTGTTTTGTAACTAGCAGAACACCGCACATTCCGGGAAAGTGGAGAGCGTCGTAAACTACTGGAGTATGCACTAGGTGTTTTAACTCCCCTATTGGATACACGATAGGTCCCGTAATTTTATTACTGACAATCCCTTCTAACTTTATCACATAGTTTGGGAAGGCTAAACCAATAGGCGCATCTAATTCACCCGAAAACGGCGTGGACAACTTCGAAAATGGTGTTGGGTAGCCCACACTCAATGTTAGCACGGCAACATCGTCCGGTATACTGGAATAAACTAATTCAACAGGAGAATGGTCCACGACCATATAATTCGCTTTCCTATCCCTATAAACGGTCACCTGCAACTCTCTGTCTAAAACTAGATGATAGGGAACCAATAGACGCCTACCTGACATAAGGCTATAACAACTGGCGACTCTAAACTCATTATCAACTTTATAAATAAGATCTATCTCGAACATCTGCGACGTTATCTTAGTTAGCAAGTTGTGGGAGCCTAGTAAATCCAGTTTGGCAAAATTATCAGTAATACTACTACCTTCTCCCACTTTTGTGAGAAAACCGCCTTCTCCGAAGTAATGGACTTTGAACTTATAGAAGAGTGTAAGCAGAACAACAACTACTGAAACACCACATGCTGCTCTAGCTGGGACGCTTTGCATTATGTTTATAAAATCCCCGACCATATCCTTTGCCACTCCAATCACGTAATCGAGGTAAGATAGGAAGAGGTCTTTGCTCCAATCTAGGGATGTGAAACCCTGTGGGTGAAAGGGATTCCTTCTTCGAATATTTTGGACGTCCAGGGCTTCTAGAGTATTATTAGTTTTCTGCGTAGCTTTCAAATTCCGAAATCCGTGTACAATGGTGCTGAGCCATGTTAAAAGCTCATTCTGATCTTCTACGCGACATGTGTCTTCTATGGAAACATTGGACAAGTTCACAAAATCTACAAAATCCTGCGGAAAGCCTTTTCGAAATTCATTAGCTCTTATATCGAAGTGGCGGAACGTAGCCATTCCTTCCATAACATCGCCTACTCCGCGTACTTCACTAAAATCAAACACATAGCCTCTACGCCACAAAGCAGAGGGATTATCAATACAGTCTTTCGTTGTAAACCCATTTAAGTTCATGAATCTGTTAGTAGTAAGAATGATAGTGTCGCTATTGAAATATTTGGTATCCTTCAACGAAGATTCAGCACAATCTAACGGTAGCTTAACGGCGGATACCCAATTTATTAAGTTCCTCCACTGTGATTTGCCCATTTGTCCTACATCGTCCATATAAAAGATCTCTTCAGAATTATATGAATCATACCAGTCTTTACCGTCTTCAGCACTTTTTACTATATGGGCGTAATGGGTCAAACCTAACACATTTATAAGTTTGTTAACTGTAACTGACTTTCTACATCCTGGTGGGCCCTCAAATACAAAGCAACAGGGTTCTTGCCTACTAGTTTCCTCGTATGACCTTACTCCTTTCACCAACCTAGAAAAATCTAAGTAGGTGTCGCTTAGTGGCTTGCTTCTAGCAAAGAAGCGCTTTAAATCGAGGGCGGAAATCTTGGTATCCAACTCTTTGATGGCGGTTCTAAAGGTGGTATCTAGCATTACGTGTTTGTTGTTCTTATGTTTTTCAGTTAACAAACGCGATTGAGACAAGCACACGTACTCACTCAGGCCGAAAACAGCCATAATTTTATTGGCATAATCCTGTATAGCGGCGGGAAGATAGCTAATTATCGTCTCCATCAATAGTGATACTGTCGATAGAAAATCTAACAATATTCCCTGATCGTCAAAGAGCTTCCTACTAGTCAAGGAGCTCATAATTTTAACGACATCTACAATTTTCTTTGGAAGGAGGGTACTAACACCCGCTAAAAGTAGAGTATCGAGTGATTCTGGTTTGAAGGACTGATCTTTAAGCAGCTCATAAATATCTAGAACAAGGGGCAAATACGTCAGCAAGGTATTTTTCTTACACTCAAACACTCGATAAACTGACGTTAATAGTCGAACGATCCTCACTCCATAAACTTGGAGCATGGCAGCGGGGCTGGAAGAGAGAAGTGGTTTAACGTAAGATTGCTTAAAACTATCATATGCGTCGCTCATAGTATTACTAGTATGTCCAATTCTGGCTACAACGTTGAATATGGCGGCTATTCCCGCCAAAAAATCACCAAACTGGTCTCTCTTATGTTGTATCGAATCCAGAAGTCCTTGACTAGAAAAACTAGAAAAACATTTCTGTATAATAATCAGCGCGGCGCTTCTTGTTCCTCCTTCAAACTTAAACAAACAGCGCTTATACTCTATGCAAGGCAGATCGCGTCGCCTAAAATCACCCGGATGTATTTCAGTGATGCTCTTATTATACACGTTCACATAGTAACGGTGCGAAGCAGTGTGCCTTTTAAACTTTATTAAGCGCTCTTCTTTTCCCTCTGGATTCAGAATCGTGTAATGTAATCCCTCTATAACTTCGGCTTCTGGATTTAGGTTGTTAAGGAAAAGTAAGCGGAGATGGCGAGTTCTTCCATCCTCATAACACCATTTATACCCCTTTGGTTCAAGGCAAATGGGTGGGACAACCCTATCGGATATTCCAGGGTCTATGAGGGAAAAATTTCTGATAGGGCTCCTATTATCATCTATAATTGCAAATTTCCTGTCCCAATGTGGATTGTTATTAGAATGATACTTTTTATGGTGTTCTACAGCACTATGGACTGTGGCACGAAGCACTATATCTTTAAGCCTCAGGGTTCTTTTAGCACTAAACTGTTCTAGGATTTTGGCACTAGATGAGCCATGGAAAGTGGGAGATTCCAACTCCTGATTTAAATATACCGGGTTATACATAATTGCCTTACGCATTCTGTGGGGTTGGCTATTTGACGCAATGTCTGGCGCCACCCTAGGTTGATAAGATTGAGCTATCGGTTCTACCGCCTTCTCAAAATGTGCTTCTGTTTGAAGTCTTCTCACACAGAAGACCGGATGTGTCTCATTCACACAACTGACTTTTTGGTTTTTGCTTGCTAGGATCTGAGCACTAGCTGAGCTCTGGAAAGTAAAAGATTCCAACTTTGTAATACTTTTGTGATTCATAGGTGCGTTTCGCATTTTTGAAAATTACTATTTGACACAATGTCTGGCGTTACCCTAAAGTGATAAAATAATGCAATTGGTACTACCACATTCATTAAGTGTGCTTATCTTTGAAAACCCCCCGCACGGGGGTTCGGACGTAACTCTTTCTTACGACTGACAAATAAAATTAAATAAAATAAGGTTTACAGATTTAAAACACGTAGATGGAGTGCAGGTCACAGCAGCGAAACTGCTGAGACCGACACCACAACTACAGTGGGAAAAAATTCTCTGTAG